CTCCCGAGAGGCTAGACTCTCAGAGAGAGCCTAGACTCCCAATGCTCAGTTAAGAGCACACCCCCCTAATCAATAGGGGGGTGCCCACCTCGTCATGGTGCTGACGGAACGAGGACGTCCGGATTTGTGCAGGTGACTGGGATCGAGAATTGGCATCTTCTCGACCAGAACAGCACTCATCTGATGGTATTGCGGAGAGTTTTCATCCACAATATCATCGACGGATGTGTTCGTGACCAGTACCTTGAGCAGGGCGCCCAAACCATCCAGGTTACTAACTGGAGGGTTAGCCCGAACTACCACACCCCTGACCAAAGGGATGTGAAGGCTCGGATGCATCTTCTCCGCCCTATAGGGGAGAGATGAGTGGCGTCCCAGCACAGGAGATGTCTCTTCGACAACAGGGAAAGGTATCAACCCTTCAATGTAGTCGTCGAGCCAGGCAGCACTTCTCCAAAGACCAACTCGATAGAGTTGGTTCCTCAGAGAAACCGCGCTGATGATCTCCGACGAATCCGTTCGGTGGGTAGGGAGGGTGCGACGAACCCTGACAATTGAAACGTCATGGCCGTCGTAGTACTCCTTACCGCAAGACTCTCTGAACTTCCCAGTCCAGAAACTCTTGCTCGAGTTTACTAGAAAACCGAAATTTTCTAGTTCCTCGACCACCGAGTGCACGAACTCTACGGGAACGATGATATCGTCCCCGTAGACGCGTACCGAGCTCGAAAGGCGTTCAATTTCCTTTCGAGTAATCGGCCGGCTGAGCGCTTTCTCAATCCCACTGAATACCACGGTCGCGAAGACCATAGATTCGATGGGAAAGGTTAGCGCTGAACCCATAGACGCGAACTTGGCTAGACGTAGTCGTCCAAAACCAAGCACATCAGCCTTCCGACTTCTGCAGGCGTCGACTCCTCCCGCAAGGGAGGGGTAACGGCGAAGCAGGCGCCGTACGAGCTGGTTCGAGACCCGGTCGCTTGCCTCTCGAAGATCGAGAGTGGCAAGGGCTCCATTCCGAGAGCCAACGGAAGCAAGGTGCTGATTAGGCACATTGCTCTTCCATCCGACCAGCCGTCTAGAGAGGTCATCCTCTTCAACGGCACGCGTGATAACGCCCAAGAGTCCTTGCTGCACGTACTGCATGCAGGTTGGCTCAATGGCGATGATACGCGGAGTCTTGAGCGTCTTAGGCACTGCAACGACCCTGACGGGACGTTCAGCGCCAGGTTCGAGGACGGACACGTGGTCGAGACTTCTGTAATGTCTCCAATTGGGCAGAAGATACTCCCCCATAGGGAAGTCTCTGTCCAACCGCCGGGTCCACTCGACTTGGTCCCACTTCTGGTTTGAAGTGAGACGGTCGGCAGTGGCTCCGGGACCATGCTTGGGGACGATGTCACCTCTGTAGACACTCCTGTCCACGGAAGCAAGAACATCGCCCCAAAGCAAGAGGACAAGACGATCAAAGCTGGTCCAGTCAATGGACGTAGCTTTTGATCTGTCCCACTCTCGGACGTCCTTCTCACACTGGACGAACCCCACGAACGCATCACGAATTCTCCTTTCAGAGCATGGAAGGAGGATCTTACTGAACATCAGAGTGATCTGACGTACAGCGCGGATGCTTTCGATGGAAGGTTCATCCAGCAGCCTACCCGAACACCGGTCGAACACCTGGCCAAGGAAACCTCCGAGAAATCGGGGGAGACCGCCAGTTCGCGAAAATCCTGCGAACTGGTCGTGGCCGACGAAACCTTGGTCAAGACTTTTTTCGAAGTCTTTTCCAAAGTTCGCCAGGGAAATCGTTAAAAACGATTCCCCCTCGTGTTCGAACCGCCTGCGGATCGTATTATAGTCCGCAGTGGTACTCGTGCAGCACCAGTCCCCGAGATCTTCGAGGACTACCCGCAGGAACGGCATCAGGCTTTTCACCAGTGCTCTCCTAACAGAGGGCTACGTGGATCCCTAGTCTCGAGCCGAACCGATCCCTATTGTGTCAGGACTCCCCACCAAGAATCTTGGTGAGGAGTGCCCCGGAGGTGGCGTTGAGCTGGGCAATAAGCCCATCAACAACGGCCTTCTGCTCTGCGATCGTGAACCCGACCTTCGGAATGTCCACCACGATGTAAGCACTCATCGAGTGTGGAACATTCTGGGCCGGGAACAGAGGATCAGGAGCAACCTTCGAGAAGTTAATCCGGGCACTGCGACGATTCCTACGCCCGTAGGCGTGGGAGATCACCTCAGTGACAGTACCGTCCGCGTTGCGATACGTGGAAGCGGTACCGTTCATACCAACTCGCGGAAGCGAGTGGGTAGTGCCGGAGATAACAACTGACTGGGGATCGGCAAGAGCCATGAGACGAGTGTTCCTTGGGTGGAGCAAGGCAGAAGCCTTGCGATGGGCACGCTTCCAGATAGGAAGCGAGTTGCAGCCGAGGTCAAAGGCTGCGATGCGCCTTGGTCATACCAAGGGCACCAAGGATGTTCCACTGCCTATCCGAATATGAATTCGGATTAGTGGAAAATCCAAAGGGGTCTGCTCTCACTCGCTGCTTGGATTCACGAATGAATTCAGCAGTGAATGGGCCCTGGACGCCGCTTCTCAGCGATGGTCCAGTGACGGAACGGATGTAAGAGCCACGATAGTGGCGCATTACATATCCGTACCGTAGCAGAATGCCGTGGTCCTGGAAATCTTCAAGATTGGCGACTAAACTGCCAATGTTGAGATTCCAGTCCGCCAGCCAACTCCATGGCAGCAGGTTCCAGATAGCTTCAAAGGATAGCCGACTCCCAATGAGGGCGTCGATCATCCTTGAGTACCTATCCAGTTTACCGAGAAGGTTATCGGCTTCTGGAATGAAGTACGTGAACTGTCCGGAGAACCAGATCCTCTCTTTCCAGAGATGATACTCGTTCAGCTTGCCATTTGTGGTGAGAGCGGTGGTCCCTACCCATGGGGCAGTTGAGCCATGTCCAGAGAAACTTACAGTTCCTCTGGAAAGCTCATCGGACCATTCCGTCCCACCCTGTTCGGTCGGAAACTCGTAGCGGCGTCGTACCATTCTGCCGCTATCTCTCGTGTACTGTTTCAGAATCGCGCGAGCGCGATCAGCAGCATCGAGAGCCTTCACTGCTTCTGCAATGAGAGGCTTGAACCCAAACTCGATATTGAGAGTCTCCGAGCCTCCGTCTCTGACGGAGGGTCGGCGATTCCAATTCTCGAGAAGGTCCTTGCCAGGAAGGTGGGGAAGACCCTCCCTTTTCAACTCAGCAAAAGCAACTGCGAGATCCGCAGCAGAGTTGGTGGGTTTACAACGTTTAATCGCCTCAGTTCCATACCAGGTTAGATCCCTGGAGGGGAGTGAGGGGAACGTTGAATTCACCCAAGCAGTTCCACTTCTCGTCACACGGACGTATGAAGTGGATCGATAATGGTTAACCGTAGAAGAACCAGTTACGGTTCTTTCTGCGGTATAGGGTCCTCCCAGGACGAAGTAAGTTCTACTCGTCGAAAAAGGATGGCCATTATCGTATCGAGAGCGAGGCTCGGAATTCCTTTCGGCACGCAACTTCGACAGAGTCGAAGCTGCGATTCCGCCGGAAAGGAGTCCGGTTTCTCGCTTGTCTCGGTCCTGCTTGTTCTCTGCGTCAGCAACAACTTTACCTGAGTGGTAAGAGGTTGTTGTCTGCCGAACCAAAGAGTCAGCCAAACCGTCACTTGCATCACCTGTATCCATAAGCACACCATTGGTCCATGTAGACCAAGGATGGAGCTTATTGTACAGGCGAGTGCGTGTGATGGTCTGACCGGCCATGGAGTAACCCCTGTAGTAGGACCCCTCTAGTTTTCTAGAGGAGGGCGAGACTTGTAATCCAAGTCTAGACGCTGCACGAGCGCCTGGGTGGCTCCCTTCGGGGAGC